CAGTCTTGAGTAAATCATACGTAGTGATATAGATTTGAAAGCCGGGTGCAGCTAATTCCTTACCGCAGGAAATAACTTGAGTTAGATAGCCTTCAACTCCACACCATCGTATAATTTCGTGATGCCACTGTAATTTAACTGTAGATGGGCAGACAATGATTGCTGGCAATAACTCTTCTGAATGTAACTTCAATAGAGCTAAGGCTTCAATTGTTTTGCCTAGTCCCTGTTCGTCAGCTAAAATCGCAGTAGCATCGGCTTGTTCTAGGAATTTAACACCATCAATCTGATATGGCATTAACTTCCTACCATCTGAACTGACTATTGAATCGTAGTCAGCAGAAACTAAAACTTCCTCGTTTGTGACGTGACCACACTCAAGTGTAATTAACTTCGTTGTTCCGAAGTTAATCCTTGACCTCTCAACGGCTACTTTGCCGCATTTTGAACAAGTTTTTTTGATGATTGAGCTTAGAGCCATTATAGTCTTCTCATTCTTATTCTACTTTGGAGTGTTAAATGCAGTCATTGACTCGTAAGTATCCAGAATCAATGATTCTAGTTTGTCGATTAACTCACTACTATCTGGACGCAAGAAAAAGAATTGCTTTCTTTTAGCTTCTCCTTTCTCTCCTGCTTGATGGTTAATGGCAGCAGAAGGAAACAGAACAAACAATCCTTTTTCTGGGTCATTGCAGATTGTGAATCCAACAAGATAAAAGCCTGCCATGAATGAGTCATCTGACTCGAACTCAATAGCGGCTTTCGCTACCCGATTACCTTTCTTCATTAGGAAAGGTTCTATCTTGATTTTCATTTACTTTTCTCCAAATCCTAGACTTAGAGGATTGAAAGGTTCACCATTGCTTTCAGCAATGGGTTTTGTGGCTTTCACTTGAATTGCACTTACCTCTGTAGACGGTTTGTTGAATGTGATAGTTTTCAAGTCTTTCTCTGTTGCTTTCCTTTCCATATTCCTAACCATTTCATTTACTGTCTCTTCATCAATACCAACCGTAAGCAAGCTAGCTCGAATCTTGTCCATCTTGGACATACGAGATGTTCTTATCTTGACCACATTGATTGCGTCACTTGTTGCAGCTATCGAAGTGTCAGCAGTGACGAGCCAATCCTTATTCTTAGTCTTAGCTCTTCTTTCCTTATCCTCATCGCCGGCTGCAACTAATCTAGCCTTTGCTTCGTAGACTATCTGAGAGAGTTCCTCAATGTGCTCTCTCAATTGAGCTATGTCCATGTCCTTTACCAGAACCTTTTCGGAACCGTAGAACTTGGCAAATAGTTCTTCCTGTGGTGTCATTAGGTTTAACTCCTTTCCAGCAACTACGGCCATTAGAAAGTCTGGCGTATTTGCTGAGATTTGGTAGTGCTTGGTGACGCCTTGTGATTTAATTGCAGCACACTGCTTATTTAATCCACTATTCAATATGCCACAGTTACAAAGCCAAGTCACTTTTCCTCTTCTATTAACCTTCCTACTTTCTGTTAAGTCTGCTAGACACTTCCTTGACCTTACCTTTAGTCAGAAATCTCAGGGTGAATGGTTCAGAGCTTCTAACTATATAAGAATCGTTTGCCCATCTTGAGAGAACCTTGCCTTGCTTTACTATATCATACATGTAGTAGATGCTATCGGTTGGTGACCTAGCATCTTTTGGAAGTTTGATATAGTGTGGATGCTTTTGGATGAATGACTGTTTCATTTTTTTCATAATCACCTCAAATCTAGCCAACTGAGACTGTCACCAAAAGAGGACTGTCACCAAAAAGGGACAATAACGTCGGAGCGTGTCGTATGCTGTCGTCGTCTGTCGTATCGTGTCGGAGCGTTTCGTCAGAGCCTTGTCCCTGTAAGTTGTTGACTGGCGCCTTGTTACGGGGCGTCATCATTATACCACTCTCTCCGTCAAAAGTCAAGAGCCTCCGCCATGTCTTTTGTTGAATCTCTTATATATATTATATATATAAAAAATATATAATATATATAAGAAATATAAGGATAAGAAAGGAACTGAAGGCACCCCCCACACCCCCGGGGAGAGGGGTCCAGCTTGGCGACTTGTACGAGTCGCCAGGTTTTGTTGGGGTTTTTGAGTTTTTGCTAGGGTTTTTGGGGTTTTTGTGGCTTCAACAGGTGAAAGTTTCATCAGATAAGTCTGACGAAATCGTCCGACGCGATACGACGCCAAACGACGGCGTCCGACGGCGTCCGACGCGATAAGCCTCGTTTTGGCCTAATAACTAAATTTACTAGGTAGATTAGCAATGGAAAGGAAAGAAGCTGGTTTTTGATTGGAACCAGCAAACCAATCTTCTCTACTTCGCCGGCGACGAATTGAGCTTTTCCTTGAGCTTGTCGTTGAGTCTAGAGAAGCCAGGCTTGATGAGAGCCACAGCATCTTCCAAACTCACGAATGCACCACGAGAGTAATTCCGGACGACAAGCCGGAATTGAGTTTGCACTTCGTCAGGCCATGTAGGCTCAACGAATTCAGCAAGCGGATCGGATGCGGCAGTGTATGCAGCATCATTGTATCCGCCAATCAAGTAAGCGACAAGTGAAGGCTCATCCTTCTTTCCGGTCACTTCCATGAATGACGCGATTGTGGTTGGAAGTGTGTCTGGCAGTGAATCGTCGAAAGCTTCCCATGTGATAATCATGGGATTCTTTCCGCGAGTCTGACCGACTCGAAGGCGTGTTCCTAGACCCTTTCGAGACTCATTCTGTGAGTCGGCTTCCTTCTGCTTCACTTCCAGTTCTCTCTCGCGCGGTGACTGTTCTGTTACGGGCATCATTTTCTGACCCTCGCTGTTTGTCCGGAATTGGACGGATTGATTTTACCACTTTTCCGAGTGGTTGTCAACGACAAAACTGGGACCGGCTAGCCGTTGTTTCGGTTCAAAACTGAAGGAGTGTTCACTTCAGATAAGAACACTTGTTAACCACTAAGCTAACCAGAACCAGCTATTACACTGCTAATCTTTTATTACGTCTACCATTGGATAGACTAGGATTAGACTTACGTGTAACCTCGGTTAAGATTTCACAACCAGATGATTGTGAAATCCTTTGACAAGACGAGCGAATGGAACAAAGCTAGCTTCTCGCAGCCTACGCTTCCGAACTATTCGATTGTAGCGAATAACAGCTACCTCAGACTTTCGGAACCTGAAGTTAGCTAGCCTCTCGTATTGGCATGTCAGCATAATCCATCCTTTCCATTACTAATCTACCTAACAGATTAGTCACCGTTGTTATGAGTCTGATACACTGCCTAGAAGAAATATTTCTCTACCTTACCAACTTGTAAATTCCTTTCTTGGCGAGTCTCTTCTCAATCTTCGTCTTTGGCATTTTGAAATTGATGAAATGGAGAATTGAAATCCCCACTCCAGCACCAATTTGTTTTCTGCCTTTCCAAATCTCGTATCCCCAATTGGTGACTTTCACGTAGTCCATGATAGACTCCATATCTAGGCAGTCTATCAGACTCATAACCCGTATTGCGAATATGAGTCTGATACACTGCCTAGATGATTTTCTGCCCCTAATCGAGGATTTCCGTTTCTGGTTCTGGTGGGTCACCCGGTGACAACACGTCTAGTATGTTATTCGCTAAGCATTCTAAGCAAAGCTTCACGTCGTCCAGTACCTCACTTCGCATGTTTGTCAGAGTTACGACGTAGCGTGCATCCTGTTCGCGGCACGACTCACACTTTTTCATCTGGATAAACTCCATTTCTAGGCAGTCTACCAGACTCATATCCCCACGATACGGTCCTCCCACTCAGCTTTCAGGTTGCCAAGTGACTACTGCCCAAACTCAATTCTCGATTAAGGCTAGGTGTATGTCACCCTACTCGCAATCCTTGCGGGAGTTCAGGTAATCCCTTTCGCCAATAAGCATACAGAGTGACTACCTAGAGTCTGTATACCCTTGGACTTCACCAAGGCTCCTAAATCTGGTTATAAGTCTCACTTTGCTGCAATGGTATGAGCATTGCATCATCGCTGTTACGACAAACCAGACTGTTTGTCAGGGCGGCCAGATTACTCCGTATATCCGGCACCGGACCGTCTAGGTCTTAGACCCACTGCATCCGGCCATTGGCTGATTGGATTCTCTCCAACCGCCCTGACAACCATGTATGTAGCATACGTCGTGCCAAGCTAAAAAACACAATATATAGTGTACTTTGCTGCGACACCACTATATGTTGTGGTTCTAGGTGTCCGCCGGCTGACATTTGCTGAAAAAAGTGTATAGTTTCACTACGGACTTAAGTCCTTTGTTTTCATGTAGTTAGCGCCACTAGTGTAACTATTACACTCTAACTATGTACTATTTACACTTAAGACTCTATATGACTCTATGATTGGCACGATTTATGCTATAGCAAATGATGTGCCATTGTCATATGACTTAATGGTACTCTATGATTGGCACGATTTATGCGTATGTGACTCTATGGTACTTTAACGTCTGTCACCGGCTGGTATCATACTTGCATACGCTGTTTGTATGCACATCCTATGCCAGTCATATAGTACTCTTATGTCTCATACAGTACTCTTATGTCATATCAGTTGGTACGATTCTTGAAATGTCATATGGCATGGTTTATGCTATAGCAATATTAGTGCCAATCATAAAGTCATACTATGTCATATACTGTCATGACACAATATGACTCTATATGACAGGAGGGTACACCCCTCTTTTGAGCCTCTCTCTCTGATAGTTCTGGAGCGGAGGTTGCTCTCACTCTCCTATATAAAAAATAATTATTCTCACTACCTAAACTCTAACTCTAAATTACAAGTAACTTCCTAATACTACAAAAATTACAATAAATGATGATTTCAAAAAGTGAAATTTTCATTCCATATCGTTGAATTTGTTAGGAAAAGTGAACAACTGGCACCTTGTCACGGGGTGCCAAGGCGTCATAGAATGGGTTCAGGGGACTGGTGTAAAATGATAATCTCAGAACAAGAAGTAACAGAAAGAATAGAATCACCTCTCAATCTGATAAATAGATTAAGAGTGGCAACTCGTGGCGCCCAGTCACGAGGCGCCATACAACTCCCACCAAAAGCCGGTGATATAATTGAAGATTTAGATAAGAAGCTAGCTTTAGGCTCGATAAAGACGAAAGCAGCCGGAATTATATCGGCAGCTTTAGATGAAATAAAAAATAAAATTCCTGGAATAGATAGCCCAAAGGAACTGGCGAAGATAGTAGGAGAGATGAGTAAGATTACATTCGCAAAAGACGAAGAGCAGCAAAGGTCTGGAAACAATGTTCAGGTAGTTCTCTTCTCTCCATCAAAAATGAAAACAGAGGATGAATATGAGGTGGTAAATGAATAAAACTGAAACTTTGCTTGTAGATTTTGTTATACCAAAACTAATTTTACTATTGTTAGTGGTATATTTTGTTTTGTCCTTATCATACATTGCTCCAAAGGCCCAATTTGGAGGAGAGCCACTAGACACAGAAAACTCGGAGACTGCAATACGAGACACATTTGACCATGAAGAGATAGCGGTAAGTACAACAGCAGTTGGATTCTTAGCTTCCAAAATAAATCCCACAGTTGCAGACAAGCCAGCTTCAAGTACGAGAGCAGCAAAAGCTCACTGTTTCGTAGGAACCGATGCAATAAGATACCTTACAAGTGGAACAAATCCGACTAGCACATTAGGAATTCTAGTTGCAGTAAATACATCTTTCACAATATTTGGATATGATGACATAAGCTCATTTAGAGCTATCAGAGTAACTGCTGACTCTGCGCTTGACTGTCAGTATTCGAGGAGACCATAATGAATTCGGCACAGTTATCAACTCTACGTGCTGATATTCTTGCCTCATTTCCATTAGTGCCGATGAATGATGACGGACATTTACAGATAGCATTGGCATATAATCAATTAGCAGTCCCAGACTATTGGGTATGGCGTACTAATGTTACAAAGGGTGAGTATGTACAAACAACATCAGCTGATGGGACCACATTTAATTGGACTGGTACAGGATTCGTTACACGTTCAATAGGAGAGCGTGATGCTTGGAGAGAGGTATTTAATAGTGAAGGTATGTGTAATCCGAGCCTTGGTAATGTTCGCCAAGCATTTCGAGATATTTTCTCTGGTAGTACTGAACCAGCACCAGCTAATCGTACTCATTTATTGGCAATTAGTCGTCGTCTTGCTACACGAGCAGAGAAATTATTTGCGGTAGGATTGGGAACAGCAGCAGCACCTAGCACTATGACATTTGAGGGTAATGTTCGTTATTCTGACATTTCTGAAGCAAGAAGTTTATAGAGAAATAACATGGCTGACTATAAGATAAAATACGCAGCACCAGCTACAATTACAATTTCTCCTGCCTCATTAGCAACATCTGCAACGAGAACGGCTGGTGTTGAGTCTGATGGTATTGACAACGGCACAAATCTCTATATAGATGCACTAGTAAGTGGTAAGATTACGACTGGAACCACACCAACAGTTAATAAACAGATTGATATTTGGGTATATGCGGCACATGATGAGACTCCAACATATCCTGACGTGTTTGATGGGACAGCGTCAGCAGAAACTATCACATCAGAGAATGTCAGAAATTCTGCGATTAGACTTGCTGCATCTATCCGAATTGATTCTACATCAGATAGGACATATTGGGTTGCTCCATTTTCTGTTGCAGCACTATTTGGTGGAACAATGCCTCGTAGGTGGGGCCTTTTCATTGCACATGATACGGCTGTGAATCTAAACTCAACTGCTGGTAATCACGAATTCAAATTTGCTGGTATTCACGGACAGAGTGTCTGATTATGTATCCGCGCTGGATATCTGGAACTGGCATTAGACCTTCTATATATGAGTTCAATTGGAACTCATGGCAGGCGAAAAACCTCGTTCTGTGGCTTCCGCTAGATTCGACTGTTAATTATCACCAAGTAGGAGATGGAGTTGATATCGTATTTCCTGGGGTTAGTGTAGCGGCTGGAATTACTCCAAAAGGAGATGCACATTTCGGGCTGGCACCAAGACTGGATGGTAGTTCTACAATTGAATTTACCAGTGAAACGATTAGTGCGACACAAGACTTGACTTGGTCTGTGTGGGCAATGACAGAAGACTTAATCACAAGTAACAACCGGCGTTTGTGGAGTCATGGCACATTTACTAATACACTCAGCTATGTCGGTGGAACTCCAGGAAGTTTTCTCTATATAGATGACTCTGGAGGGTTTGGCTCATCGTTCTCTTTCGAGCCAGTCGCATTCCAGCCGTTTCATATAGTTATTGCGAAGTTAGGCAGCAATTCAACACCACAAGCTTGGGTCAATGGCGTGGAATACACTGTTACTAGCGCACGTACACCGCAAGGAGGAACTGGCATTTTGTATGTTGGAAGTAATACAGGAACAAATCGTTTCTGGTTGGGACATATCTACGAGATTAGACGCTACAATCGCTATTTTACGGACATGGAGGCCAAACTACTCTTCAACCCGCGTACGAGGTGGGAACTTTATATGTCTCCGACACGTCGTTCATGGATGGAAGTAGTAGCACCTGTTGGTGGTCGTATTTGGAAATTAGCTGGTGAAGGTGGAGGATTAGCCGGCCGCTCAGCAGGCTTAATTGGTTAATATAATATATGTATATTGGAGATTTTTCGATAGGGTCAACAATTGACCACTATTTTACTACCCGCCGATTTAGTACAGGTGCTACATTCACTCTGGCTGGGACTCCTGCAATTGCAGCTTATGAGAACAATTCAACAACAGAGATTACAGCCGGAATTACTCTTACTGTTGATTTTGATTCTAGAACTGGACTTAATCAAATTCGTATAGTTGCAACAGGAGCTAATGGATATACGGCTGGAAGAAGTTACTATCTTGTCGTTACGGCTGGAACAGTCGATTCTGTCTCAGTTGTTGGAGAAGTAATTGGTAGTTTTACTCTTGAGCGTGATACAGCATTTGCAAGGCTTGGTGCTCCAGCCGGCGCTTCAATTTCAGCCGATATTGCAAGTATTCAAACTGATACAGATAATATTCAGACGAGATTACCAGCAGCATTAGTTAGTGGAAGAATGGATAGCTCTACAGGTGCTATGGCTGCTAACGTACTAACTGCCTCGGCATTGGCTGCTGATGCTAGCGCAGAAATTGCTGATGCTATATGGGACGAAGATATTGTAGCTGCTCATGGAACTACAGATACAGCAGGACGTGCATTGAGAACTCTAGATGCTATTAGCGACAGAACCAATAATGCTAATCTTAACGCAGTTTTAGGAGTTCCAGATTCAGCCGGTGTTAGCGTAACATCTGATACTGATGACATTCAGACAAGATTACCAGCGGCATTAGTTGGTGGGAGAATGGATAGCAATGTTCAGGCAATGGCAAATGCTGTGATTGATAGCACTAAGTTTGCGGCTAGTGCGATAGATTCTGCTGCATTAGCTACTAGTGCCGCTCAGGAAATAGCAGATGAACTTCTAAAGAGAGATATGAGTGCTGTAACTGGTGAAGCATCACGTTCACCGTTAAATGCTTTCAGAGCAATTAGAAATAAGGTAAGTGAGGCTTCTGGTACTGTAACTGTGACAAAAGAGGACGATTTGACTTCGGCTTGGACAGCTTCAGTTACTAGGACGGCTGGACTTAATCCAATTAGTGCTGTTGACCCAGCATAAGTTATGGTAGAGTGAGATATGATAAATGGTAGAGTGAGATACAATAAGGTGAAGTCAGAGTAGAGTGAGATACGGTGAGGAATAGATTAATTAGACTTCTGAGATGGCTAGCTTTTCTTCTAGAGAAGAACAATACAACTTTGCTATTAAGAGCAATAGAATTAGTTGTAAAGTTTGATTCTGAGAATCAATCTGGAGAATGGAAAAGGCATCAAGTTTATTCTCGTTTATTAAAGGAATTCGTAAATGAAAATAAAAGAGAAATTTCTAAAGCAATAGAGGAAGCATTAAATTTATGTACATAACAATGATTGGATTAAATTGGTGGGGATGGGGTAGTGCTGAACCACCAGTTCAAACTCATTGGAATGCTTTAACTGGGCAGACTGGTATTTCAGGCGGTGGAGATATTGAGGAAGAGTAGTTATGCTATCAAAAATTTTAGGAGCATTCATACAGCATCCTCAATGGAATTTTCAATCTGGAAGTGGAACTAACTCTAATGTAGCCAAAACTGTCACAGCCGGAAATAGGCGTGTTTTGATTCATCACGTAGCATGGTCATATAGTACGGCTCCAACTGGTGGTAGATTAACAATTTCTGATGGGATTAATAACACATTTGATGTAGATATTACAGCGTCTGGTCCAGGTGGCTTTGGGGTTAGTTGGTTGGCAACGAAAGAAACCAATGTTGTTGTAACTCTTTATGCTGGAGGAGCTTCTGTTGTTGGAAAATTAAATGTTTCTGCTACATTGGAGGCAGAGTAATGAAGTGGCCTAGCAGAGTTCAGGAAATTGTAAGTGAGATTGCACGTAGAAATTCTTCATTGCTAATTCCTGATGAAGAATCAAGGCGAAAATTGACGTTGATGTTTGCACAACAGTGCAGGTTTGAGTTAGGCTCTAATTGGGGAACGAAAAGGGCTGATTCTGGTAGACCTCTTAGTAAAGATACGATATGTACTAGAAATCCATTTATCGGCTGGGATACTCAGATTGGAGGTAGTGTAATAACAGTAGCTGAATTTCCAGATTCGGTTGATTTAACTGGTCAAGTGTTTGTTGAGGTTGAGCCTATTAATCATCTTGAATTTGAAGAAGAGAAGCCAAAAGAAGAGAAACCAGATATACCGGATAAGCTAGATTGGATTGAAGTTCTTCTCCGTAAGATTGTAGAGCTAGAAAAGTTTCAGATTGATTTGATGGAAGAGATAAAAGATAGACAAGATAGGGTAGTTTCTGGTAGTGGGCCATTTGGTGTTAAAATCGTTCTTAGACCTGAGAATCGTAAATGAAACAGAACATAAGTTTAGCAGTGTTAATATCTGGTATTGGCTCTTTCTTCTGGTTTGGGAGTGAGATACTTGCTCGTCATACCAGTTGGGTTGAGTTTCAGACACCAGCCGGTGTTGGAGAAATCTTTGGTCTATTTTTCTCTGTTATTGCCGCTGTTGGTGCTGCTCTAGGAGTTGATTTGGGTTTGCTTCGCAAGTTGATTAATGGAGGAAAAGGTGTGGTCAGCTCTAGGGAAGATAATCATAAGTAGTATTCCAGAAATAATTCACGCCGTAGAGTTAAGAATTGGTAAAGGGAGAGGTGCCCAGAAGCAGGATGCTGCTATTGAAGCGCTATGTTCCCAACTGAAAAGCTTGTATGGAGAAGAGTTATTTGAGGATAGCAAGTTCCAAGAAGCTGTTAGAGAATATATCTCTGCGGCAGTCAATCTACAAAACTTAGTTGACAAGAAGACAGAAGAATGATAAATTGGACTATTACTCTAGGCAACATACTTAGTGTGCTAGGATTTACTATAAGTATTGCATGGGCTGTTATAAAGATTCAACATACTCTTGAAAAGGAAGTGATTCGTTTAAGAGATACATTGAATACTCACTCGAATATGCTAGATGGGCATTCATTAAGACTGGAAAAGCATGATGAACTTATATTAAAGTTGGTTGGGGATATAGAAAGGTTAATAGGTAGGTTAGGTAGGACTTGACTAGAAGGTAAAGAAATGATAAGTTGGATTGGGCATGATATCATTGTTCGCAATGTTATGACTACTATAGATTTGATGAATCTTGAAACGTATAGTTGTCACTGTTTTCATGGAGCCAAATTTTTAGTTAAGAAACTTTCTATTGAAGAGTTTTGGGCTGATTGTTGCGTTAAGTATTGTGATGAGCTGGTAGAATATGCAGTTGTTGTACTTCGGGAAGATAGTAGCAATGATTTAATTGGTTTTTACTGTCCTGAACATAAAGATTTTGTGGTTAATCTTGGAATGGACTCGCTTGCTACAGCGAGTGTGAACTAACATGCCTGCTAAGACTGGTAAACAGTATAGGGCTATGGCAGCCTCTGCTCATGGTAAGGGAAAGCTTGGAATACCAATTGGTGTAGCTAAGGAGTTTGTTGAGAAGACTCCAAAGAAGAAAAAGTCTTCATTTATGATGTATAAAGGGAAGAGGAAATGATAACCTCATCAGTTCCAGCAATTGAAAAGAGTTGGAGACCTACTAAAAAGCAAGAAGAGGTTCTGCGTGCTCCAGATTCTATATTTGAAGTTTTAGGTGGGGGAGCGGCTGGTGGCGGAAAGAGTGATTTAGGTATTATGATTCCTCCGCTCAGACAGTTTACTGAACATCCTAGATTTAAGGGTTTAATCCTACGAAGAACTTTTGCTGATTTGGAGAAAGAAATAGTTCCTAGACAGCATGAGTGGTATGGTGGTATGGGTGGTGATTATAATGAAACTAAGAAGAGATGGAAGTTTCCATCAGGAGCTATAATTCAGAATGGCCATGCTGAGAGGGAAGCAGATGTCAGAAAATATGACTCGGCAGAGTATAATTATGTTTGTTGGGACGAGTCAACTCACTTTACAAAGTTTCAGTATTTGTACTTATCTCTTTCTAGATGTCGTTCAGCCAGTCCAGATTTACCGGCGATAGTTCGCTCATTCACAAACCCTGGTAATGTGGGTCATGGATTCTTCAAGATGAGATTCGTTGACCCGTATAAATTTGGAAGAAAGATTATAATTGATAATGTCTCAAATCAGAAAAGGCTTTATATCCCATTTAGGGGAACAGATAATCCATATCTACTTGTGAATGACCCTCTTTACTTGAAGAGACTGGAAGGATTACCTGAGAGTGAGAGGAGAGCTAAATTAGATGGTAGTTGGGATGCTTATGAGGGACAAGTATTTTCTGAGTTTAGAGTCGCTAAATTGAGTGACGAACCAGAAAATGCTATACATGTAATTAGTCCATTCCCAATTCCTGATTGGTGGCCTAGGATAATAGCTATTGATTGGGGATGGAATGCAATGACATTTATTATTTGGGGAGCTGTGTCACCATCTGGTAGGCTTTTTATTTATAGAACATGGTCTTGGTCTCGTACTCCTATTAAAATTTGGGCTAAAGAAGCATCAGATTTGACAAAAGATGAGGTAATTGATGATTTGGTTGTTTGCCACTCCGCTGGGCAACATCGCGGTGAAGAATTAACAATTCAAGAGCAAATTTACGATGCGTTTGACGGAAAGTATGCTATTCGGTTAGGTGAAAGGGATAGGATTGGCGGTAAGAATCTGCTTCATGAATATCTAAGATGGCAGCAAAAGCCAACTAGTACTAGCAAAGAGCTAGTATTTGATTCTGAGTTAGCTAGTCGAATTTTGAGAAATAGGGGAGAGGAGGCATATTCTGATTATATGTCATTGTTCGCCACACCTCCAATTGAAACCAATATACCTAAATTACAGATATTTACATATGGACCAGAGGGGAGAAAAAATGATGAGCTTATTGATTGCATTCCTTCTTGTGTTCCAAAGGAATCTAATCCAGAAGATGTTGAGGAATTTTCTGGAGATGACCCATATGATTGTGTAAGGATGCTGGTGAATGCGGCTAGTAGACTTAGCTCTGACAGCCCAGAACGTATGTTAGAAATTCAAAAGAGGAATGAGGTTGTAAATGAGCTTAAGGTTACAGCGAATCAGACTAATTTTTATATGCAAATGCAAAAGCTTGATGTTGATAGCCCAGAAGTTTTTTCGGTTCGTAGGCATAGCCCTATTAAACGCTACAAAAGTTCCACCATGTGAAAAGTGTATTATGCTTGAACAATTGCTTGAGCATGAGAGAAGTAGGAGGGATTATTTTGAAAACCTCTTGTTGGTAAAAGCCGGAATCTTAAATGACTCAGAACAGTCATACGTAAATCTTGAGGAGATGCCCAGCGTTAGAAAATTTGTCACACTATCTGGGATTAGGAGAGAGTTGGAAAGAAAACATAGAACAAAGTTAACTAAGGCGGAAGAAACATTTGAGAAAGAGCTAAATGATACCACAAGTAATGGATAATGAAATTCTCAGTGAAACTGATACCAATATTGATGAAGATAAGCTAGATAGCTTACTTCTCGAATTGGTTAAGGAAGCTGAAAAGGATGATGAGCAGGTAAGGTATCGCCTGGTTCAACAGTGGAAGAGAAATACTTATTACTTCAATAACCTCCAAAAATTCTTTTATGATGATGTTGCTAGAGATTATAGAACTTTAGACTCAGCATTGGCAGAGATGGAAAAGTATGCTCCTACTGATGACATTAAGACTGTTAATATTTATCGTGCTTTTGCTGAGAGCATCATTGCAGCATTATCAGTATCTACTCCAAACATTGAGTTTTTTCCAGATGATGCTGAGGTTCCAGAAGATATACAGACTGCGGAGGCTTATACTCGCATTGCCGGACTAATTAAAAAGCATAATCAGGCAGAATTATTGTTAATTAAAGCGTTGACAATCTTATACAACCAGGGAGTTGCGGCTGCTTATAACTACTATGAAGAAAATCCATCTTATGGAATTACTAGAATTCCAAAAGAGGCAGTTAAAAAGGAAATTAAAATTAACGATTTACGATGTCCAAACTGTAGTGAGTTAGTTGAGAGTAATGTTCCATCGACATTAATACAGCAAGGATTACAGATAAAATGTATGTTTTGTGGATATGAAGGTAATCCATTGGTCAATGAGCGGCTTGATTATGTTGATGAAGTTACAAGATGGGAAGATACTCCGAAGGGGAGAACTAAAATAGACATTTTCGGCCCGACATATGTGAAACTTCCTCTGAATGCAAGGGACCAAGCTTCATGTGGGTATTTGATTTTAAGGCTGGATGACGATGTGGCCAAATTTAAGACTGTATATAAAGACTTGGCTAGTGAAATTACGGCTGGTGGTGGTGATACTTATAGGTATGAGAGATGGGGTAGAATTCCTCCAGAATACTTTGGTACAATGCCTATAAATATTACAACTTTAAGGATTGCTTGGTTCAGACCTTGGTATTACAACCGTCTCAGGCCTGAGGATGCTGAAGTTTTATTTGATAAATTTCCAAATGGGGTAAAAGTCGATGTCATTGATGAATTAGTTTTGGAGAAGCACCATGAAAATCTTGATGACAGGTGGACACTAAGCTTTGATCCTCGTAGTGATTATGTTCATTCAGAGCCTCCTGGGAATGCTCTAGTCCCAATGCAAGATGCTGAGAATGATTTGTTTAATCTTGGGTTGCAGTGTATTGAGTATGGAATACCAGAGACGTTTGTTCATCCAAAAACTTTGAATTTACAGAAGTATAAGGAAAGTCCTAATTCTCCTGGTATGATGTCACCTGCACTTCCGCCTTCTCCGGATAAGTCTTTAGCCGATGGTTTCCATACAATTAGAGCAGCTACATTGTCGAATGAATATATTAATTTTGAGCAGCAGTTGACTTCTAAGACTCAATTTGTTACTGGAGGATTTCCATCAATATATGGTGGGGCCATACCGTCATCTGGTGGGACGGCTAGTGAGTATTCTCAGTCTAGAGCGCAAGCTCTTCAGAGATTGCAGATTGTATGGCAGATGATTTCTGTATTTTGGTCAAGAATGATGGCAAAAGCTGTTAGGATGTATGCTAATAATCTAAGGGGAGATGAGAGGTATACAGATAAGAAGAATGGAACATATGTGAATGTATGGATTTATAAATCAAGTTTGCAAGGCAAAATTGGACATGTTGAGCCAGAAGTAAATAGCCAACTCCCACAATCATGGGCTCAACAGCGTGATTTCTTTATGAGACTGGTAGAATTGAATGTTCCTGAAGTTGGAGAGATTCTTCTAGATCCAAATAATACTGAATTACTTAAGAAGGTTAGTGGTATGCCAGAGTTTTATGTCCCTGGTGAGCATGATAGAAACAAACAATGGCAAGAATTTTATACCATGTCTACTGAGGGAATTCAGGTAGATATAGATATTAGTGTTGATGACCATAAAGTTCATATGAGGGTTCTGAAGAATATCCTTGTTAGCCCTCAAGGTTTGGCTTTGTACGAAAATAATCCAGCTTCATATTCTTTGTGTATTGAACATTACAGAAGGCATGAAATTGCTTTTCAATCTAAGAGTGCAATGCCTAGTGGTGATACTATGCTAGGAGAGTCTGCTAGGTCAGCAATTGGAAGTGTGGAGGGATGAAATGAGTCTTATGATTGACGATAAGAATTTAACTATCAAAGATGATAAAGATATTATTGATGAAGAATTAAAGCCTGACGAAGAAGAAAAGGAGAAAGAAAAAGAGGAAGAAAAAGAGGAAGAAAAAGAAGAGGAAAAGAAAGAGGAAAAGGAAGAGGAAAAAGAGGAAGGGGAGGAGGAAGAAAAAGAGAAAGAGGAGAAGGATGAAGAAAAGGAAGAGGATATAGAGAGGTTAACTACATATACTGACCTGAAGAAGGCATATCCTGACCTTTTTAAGAGATTTCCTGATGTTAGAGCTGCATTATTCCGCGAGCAGAGATTTTCTGAATTTTTCGGCTCGGTTAATGATGCTGAAACTGCTGCAAGTAAAGCATCAAACCTAGATGCGATTGAAGATGATTTACTAGTTAAAGGTGATGCCTCAAAACTATTAGATATAGCTAAGAAGGATGCTCCTGAAGCATTTGAGAAAATTGTAACTTCTATACTTCCATATCTTCAAGAGGCAAATAAGGATTTATATTTGGAGGTTTCTGCTATTCCAATTAAACAGTTACTTAGGTCTGCATGGAGAGATGGTAAAGGGCAAGAGACTAATTTAGGAAAAGCTGCTGCTCTAATTCATCAATACTTTTTTGGTGATTACAACCTAGATGGGACTGTTAAGTTTGAGAAGAATGAGAAAAAAGGCAAGACTAAAGAGCAAGAAGAGTATGAAAGAAGACTATCTCAACTAGACGAACGTGATTACAAAGCGTTCAAATCTGCTGTTGATACTTCCTATGTTGATAAGATGACTTCAACAGTACGAGAGGGTCTGGATAAGGATGAAAGATTAGGAGAGTACATGAAAAGTAAGTTGGTTGAGGATATTCTTCTTGAAATTCGTGACCAACTGAATCGTGACTCTCGGTATATCAATCAAATGCAAAGTTTGTTCAGGCAAGCAAAAGCTAATAACTATGCTAGTGACTTCAAGTCCAGAATTATCAACGCGGCACTGGCACGCGCGAGGTCATTAGTTCCAAATATTAGACAAAAGAGAGTATCCGAAGCATTAAAAGGTAAGTTATCAGATAAGAAGGAAGAAAAGAAAGAAGAGA